AGACCAATTAACGAAAAAAAATATCAGATCAGTAAACACCGGTTTTGCGAATTATATAATTTCTGTCTCCAGTACAATGAATGGAGGGCTGAGCTACAGAACAAAACAGATAGCGTAAGGAGTCCGGTGATAACAGATATGCCGGTGGTACATGGAAAATCAGATTCTACGCAAGTGCTGGCAATGCGAAGAAAAGAATTATCTGACAAATGCAGGCTGGTGGAGCAGACGGCCATTGAAACTGATGCAGATATTTATCCATATCTGCTTAAAGCAGTAACAAACGAAGGAATTTCATATAATTTCCTGAAGGAGATTATGAATATTCCTTGTGGAAAGGATTTGTATTATGATCGGCGCAGGAAATTTTACTGGTTATTATCACAAAAAAAATAAATGAGCCGTAATCAGAGGACAATAATCCATGTTATTATGATATCATGATATTTTTGGATAGTAAAACAGAATAATCCAAAGGCACCCATTTGGGTGCTTTTTTGATTATAAATATCCATAGACTCCCGGGATCTAATCGCTATAGATTATTTGAAACCATGGCAAAGGAAGGGCATAAGATTCCGTGAGGATATATCCGGAAAGGAGGATTTGGGAATAAAAATCTGGCGTGACATTCCAAAGCCGGATGTTTAGCCGGAGAAAAAACAACGATTGCACGATGGAGGTGAAAAATGTCTATCTTAATTGAAACAAACGAAAAGATTTTCAATGAAAACGAAATCAGGAGAGGGATGCTGGTCTATGCCAGGCATAAGACCTGGAGTGATGGAATAGGCGGCATAGTGACGAGGACAGCCAGGCATGAGATCACGGTGCAATATGCAGCCGGCGTCTCTAATGTAACGAACCATTTCTTTATCACGTCAACCGCCGTCGCCGCACAGGAATTTGAGATACTCAGGTGGTCCGAAGACCTGGAGACTGTTTCAGGAGGTGATTCGATAGATGAACCTTGAAGAAATTATCATGGAAAGGATCACGGGCTCGGATATGGCACAATTTCTTTGCAGGTATGACAGTGCCCCTGCCATCTTTTATCAGGATGTGCCGGGAGACCTGGATGCCGGCTGGGATGGAACTGCCAGATATCCGCGGGTTGTCTGTGATATTGACATGTGCCCCGACAAAGAGAAAGGCAGCATAGGGGAATTAACCGTCAGTCTGTATAGGGATTCGGATGGGATGTCCCTGAAAAAGCTCAAAACAGGTATGGCAGAATGTATGAAAGATGTGTTTGTCTGCCCGGAGGGGCAATATCCGGTCTGTTTTCTATGGGTAAAATCGGACAGTTTCTTTCTGTCAGACAGGGAACCCGGCGGTGCAGACAATGTGGCAGGAATAGACCTGGTGTTTCACATCCTGGAGTATGTGAAACAGGAGACGGCAGAACCGGATCCGGTGATGGCCATGAACCGTTATATAAAGGAACAAACCCCTTCGGCTGTTGTAATAGGAGCAGACCATATAGGAAAATGGCAAGAGACCGGTTCAGGAGAACCGGCTTTTTATTGCCGCCTGGAATCCATGGAAAGCGCCTTAGAGACAAACACGCTGGTGTGGACAGACTGCAAGCTGGTCATCCACGTCCTCCATCCCGATGCAGGCGTCAGGAACCAGGCTGTTTCTGCCCTTGCAAATGAACTGTCACTGACAGGCAGGCTCATGCTGCCGGACGGTTCACCCATGCGCTTCCTGAAGGTATCTGTGAACCACAAGGCGGATAGCTTTACCGATGGGCAGATATCCATATCCGGCCATTATGGGCTGATCAGGAACAGGAATAAGCAGGCAGAATTGCGAGGAGTGGAATTTGTATAACAAACAGGCATTCCAACAGAAAATGAAATTTGGAGGAAATTAAAGTGGCTGATAAAAAAACAGCAGGAAAAGAAGAGTCCGTATACACGCTGGAAGAATTTCTTTCCGCCGGGACGAGCGTATTTGGGAGAGAAACCAGGCAGGAATGCATTGTGGCGGCATTCCGGCTGGCGAAAAAGACAGAAGCCACAATCAATGAGGCAAAGAAATTAGTAAATGAGTTTTGTAAAAAGGAGGTTCAATAATTATGGGTGAAGTATTTTATGCTGGAGAAAATAAAAAACGTCCCGGAGTATATTACCGGGTGGACAGATCGGATGAAGCTGCCGCGGATTCCCTGCTAGGTGTTTGCGGCTGCGTATTCAAGGCGGATTATGGCCCCTTGAATGAGGTGGTAGAGGTTACAAGGGAGAACTATGCACAGGTATTTGGAACAGAGCTGACGGCGGATGTATTGAAATATCTGTTCCTGGGAGGCGCCTCAACCGTCATGGCCTGCCGTATTGGTGATGGAGGGACGCCGTCTTCGGTTACTTTAACAGGAACAGGCACGATTACCTCAAAATATGTAGGTGCGAAAACATTCTCTGTCAAAGTAAGGGAGAGACTTGGGGATGCATCTTTGAAAGAGATCATTATCTATGACGGAACCAAAATCTTTGAAAAATATGTAATTGAGGCCGGGGGAGATGAAGCTTCTGCTTTGGCGGCAGCCATGGCAGCTTCCAGGAATTTTTCTTTTACAAAGACGGCAGGTGCAGGAGACAATGAAATTACGGGGGTAGAGCAGGAGGAATTTACGCCGGGCACAAATCCAAATGCCACAGCGACAACATCCTACAGCGCAGGATTTAAAGCCCTTGAGGGCAGAAAAATGAATGTACTTGCAGTGGATAACGAAGATCCGGCAGTGCATGTATTACTGCAGGCCTTTATCCAGTCACTGGCAGATAATGTCCGGTTTACAATGGCCGTTGTGACGGAGAAGACTTCTCACACACTTACGTATGAAACCAAGATGGAAAATGCTGCGGGGTTCAATGATCCATATATGGTTTATATCCTGAATCCTTATCTTATGGTAAACGGAAATAAAATCGACGGTTACCAAACGGCAGCTTTGGCAGCAGGTCTGATATCTTCCTATCCCTGCCGCTATTCCATGACCCACAAGGTACTGGATGCCGCATCGGAGATCCTGGAAAATGTTCCGAATTCGATACTGAATGCGGCGCCGCTAAGTGGCTGTATTGCTCTTACTTTAAGCAGTGACAAAAAGGTATGGCTGGACTGTGGGGTTAATACCCTGGTAGACCCGCCGGGTGACATGGATGATGGATGGAAAACAATCCGCAGGGTAAAGACAAGGGCTGAGCTGATGGAAAGAACTCTCAGTGCCATTGAGTCTTTGATAGGAAATGTAGATAATGATTCCACCGGCCGTGCCACGGTAGTGACTGTGGCGCAGGGAGTAATCAACAGCATGATAGCGGAAGGGAGTCTGTCTTCCGGAAATGCCTATGTAAGCACAGAGGAGCAGCCGAATGGCAATACTGCATACTTCGGCATGAACATCGTTGATAAAGAGTCGGTGGAGAAGATCTATTTCACCTTCCGGTTCCAATTCAGTGTAAATTAGACAGTTTTTTAGAAAATGGAGGTAATAAATTATGAATAAAAAAGAAAGTGAAAGCATTAATTCTTTTGCGGCATACGCCCGTTCCGGCAAAGATGGATTGCTCTACAGCGAGGATGGGAAAACACTGCTTGCCACAGTGGATCAATTTACATCAAAAGCCAACTTTGCAAACCTGGATTATAAGCCGCTGGGCGTCATGGTAGGTCAGAAAGTCCCGAACGGGGTCACGGTTACCCTTACGTTTAGCCAGTATGTAGTTGAGGATGACCAGCTCTTCGAGGAGCTGATGGAATTTATAAATACGGGAACGCTTCCGAAGTGGAATTTTGTCGGGGTGCTGAATGAAGATGGATATACAGATGAAGGGAAAGCACAAAGGATCGTGTATTCGAATTGCGTACCCGATGGAGAGATAGATCTTCAGAATATTACGCCGGGAGAACTGGTGAAACGTTCATGGACGTTCTCATGCAATTCGGCACCGTGTCTTCAGGATTCATTGAAACTCGGATTATAAACATCAGGTCAAATGCAGGAATGCCTGCACGTGTGCCCTTTGGTATTCCTGCGCTTGGCCCTTTGCTCATGGGAATAAAAATTGTGAAAAATTTCAATATAAAACTCAAACCTGAAAAGCAGGCTTGATAATGGAGGAGAATCGAATGAAAGCATCAGAAGATAATGTAACAGAAGAAGAATTCACCAGGGAAGAAAGTAAAAACCAGCTCCTTACAAAGGAAAATGACATCATCTCCGGTATGCTGAAAGCTGCCGGATTTGGAGAGGAAGTTACCAGGAAGATTTCTATCGTACGTAACGGACAGGAAGTGTTCAGCTTCCATATCCGACCGTTGGAAGACTATGAATATAATTCATGCCGTGAGAAATATACCAGATATTCAAGAAACAAACAGTTAGGCTTGAAGCTGCCGGAAAAAACAGATAACGTCAGATACCGCAGCCTTTTGATTTATACGGCAACGGTGGAAGCAGACAGAGAAAAACTTTGGGACAATAAGAATGTCTGGAAAGCCCTTGGTGAAAATGGAAAGCCAATCGTCACAGCTATCGATGTGATTGACGCCTGCCTATTTGCAGGAGAAAAGAATGGCGTGGTAGAGGCGATAGACGAACTGTCCGGTTACGATCAGGAGCTTGAGGAAACGGTAAAAAACTAATTGATGCCGGCGGAAAGATGTATGTACTCGCCAAGATTTTCGTAAGGACCGGAATCACCATAGACGAATACTACGAGAAGCCGCCGAACGTCAGGGCATTTATGTTTGCCAGCATGCTTAGGGAGCTGGAAGAGGAAAGGGGAAAGATACCGGAGGATTAGCAGAAGA